TCACAGAGTATCTTGATGATAACTATGAAGAACTGTATTCAAATAAGGTTGGGTACATGGTCGAGAAGATTGAGGACAAGTTTAAAATAACTTTAACTGACAATACTATAATATCTTTTGAAGATATTTTTAAATAAGGTATTGACTTTTACTGAGAGATAGAGTATAATGGCAACCTTTATGAGCAGTCAACACTTCCAAGCCCTCTATCTCCAATATATAGTTGGCTCAAGTAACATTGGAACTCCGAGAGTAGTTTGCTCAAAACTCTCCCAAACTAACCAGCTTCTAAATAAATAACCATAGGAGGTAAATATGGCAATACTAGAAGGAACTGCTAAATGGGCAAGTATCACAACTCCGAACACTAAGTTCGAGCCTGTATACACGCTTGATTTAGTTGTCGATGAAGCGACAGCAAATGACTTTGCAAGTCGTGGACATAAAGTGAAACAGCATGATGAAGGTCCTGCTTTAGTAATTAAGCGTAAGGTAAATGGTCCAAACGGAATGGTTAGACCTGCACCTAGACTGCTTGATACTGATAAGCAAGAGGTTACGACTGCTGTAGGTAATGGCTCTAAGGTTAGAGTTCAGTTCAATGAATATGCCGGTGAAGGTAAGTATGGTCCTTATCAAGGATTAGATTTACAAGCTGTTCAGATCGTTGACCTTGTGCCTTACAAGAATGGTGATGGTGATGAATTCTTCGCTGATGGGGAGGAGTTCTAATGATCATCACTATTAAAAACGATGAAGGAGTTACAACTAACTTTGACATCAACTTGATTAGTGACGAACAGAAGAAGCAGGAAGCTACTGTTATAGTGCAAAAGGTCGGTAATTTGCAGGTCACTATTGAAGCTCTAGACTTTGCTTCAAGAACACATCGAGCTAACTTAGAACAGTTACTCACAGGATGTGATGAAGCTAAAGTTGAAGGCGAATCGACTGAAGAAACTTCAGAAGATTCTTAACTAATCGGCTAGGTGTAAAAGCCTAGCCACTTTTTTTGGAGATAGAATGCAATTAGAAAAAAGTAAATTTGTTAGACATAAACTACCGTGTCCTAAATGTGGTGGCTCTGATCCTGTATCTATGAATGAGGATAAATCAGCACACTGCTTTAGTTGTTCAACACATTTTGCAAACTATCCTGAAGCATGTAAAGGTAATATAGTGGAAGTAGAAAAGAAACCAACAAATACATTTCTCAACAGTTATACAGGTAGCTATGGTGCTTTGACAGATAGAGATATCTCAGAGGACACAGCTAAGAAGTATGGTGTGAGAAGAGTAATTAGTCCAACCAATGATGTAAGTCAACATATATATCCGTTTTTTAATGGTAATGAAATAGTTGGAACTAAAACTAGGTTTGTTGAAAACAAGAACTTCTCTTTTGCAGGTACATACGAAGGAACAGGTTTGTTTGGTGAGCAGTTGTTCAGGAATACAGGTGGTAAGTATCTCACGATAACCGAAGGTGAGTGTGATGCTATGGCTTGTTATGAATTGATGCAATCCAAATGGGCTTGTGTATCTTTGAAACGTGGTGCTTCAGGTGCTGTTAAAGATATACGAGAGAGCATTGAGTTTGTTGAATCATTTGATAATGTAGTAATATGTTTTGATAATGACAAGGCAGGTCGTGAGGCTGCAAGGGATGTAGCAAGAATACTTAAACCCGGAAAAGCTAAGATCATGACTTTCCCAAATGGATATAAAGATGCTAACGATATGCTCAGACAGAAAAGGTTTCAAGAGTTTATGTCTGCATGGTGGGAATCAAGAACATATACACCATCAGGTATCTTAGAACTATCTGCTCAAAAGAAAGATTGGCTACATCGAGAAGTCAAAGAGAGTATAGCTTATCCTTGGGAAGGATTAAATAAAAAGTTATATGGCTTACGTAAAGGTGAGCTAGTAACTTTAACAGGTGGTACAGGACTTGGTAAGTCTTCGGTAACTAGAGAGCTTGAACATTGGCTCATCAAAAACACAGAAGACAATGTAGGTATCGTAGCTCTTGAAGAGAACTGGTTGAGAACTGCTGATGGCATTATATCTATTGAGGCTAATGATAGAATCTATCTCAATGAAAGACGAGATCAGTATAGTGAAGAACAACTGATGGGTTTATTTGATAAGGTAATTCCTGAAGGTCGTGTGTTTATTCATGCTCATTTAGGTGCTACTGATATCGAAGAAATATTTTCTAAGTTAAGATACATAATCGTAGGATGTGAGTGTAAGTGGGTGGTCGTTGATCACCTTCATATGTTAGTCAATGTCTTGTCGGAAGGTGATGAAAGACGAGGCATTGATATGCTCATGCAAAGGTTACGTAGTCTTGTAGAGGAGACAGGTGTCGGGTTAATTTTAGTGTCCCATTTAAGACGTGCTTCAGGTGACAAAGGACACGAACAAGGTGTCGAAGTCAGCCTCAGTCATTTAAAAGGCTCTCAGGGGATAGCACAGCTCTCTGACTGCGTTATTGCACTAGAACGTAACCAACAAGCCTCGAATGAAGATGAAGCCAATACAACACGTGTGAGAGTATTGAAGTCTAGATACACAGGAGACACAGGATTGGCTTGTAATTTAAGATATAACGGTGAAACAGGTAGATTATTTGAAGTAACTGAGGAGGAAACATTTGACAACGAAGATTTCTAAAATAGTATTTGACATAGAATGTGATAGCTTGAAGCCAAGTAAGATACATTGTATTGTAGCTAAAGAAATAAATGGTGAGGTATATAAGTTCCCACCACATAAACTTGAAGAAGGTGTTAAGTTTTTACAGAGTGCAGAAACTTTGATAGGACATAACATTCTTAGCTATGATATTCCTGTTATCAAAAAGATAATGGGTGTTGATCTCATGGATAAAAAGATTGAAGATACATTAGTGATGTCAAGATTATTTAATCCTATTCGTGAGAACGGACACAGCTTGAAGACTTGGGGATACCGAGTTAACTTTGTAAAGCAAGAACAACCTATTGACTTTGACGAGTATACTCCTAAGATGTTAGAGTATTGTGTTAATGATGTTAGGTTGAATGAGATTGTTTACCATACTCTTGTTAAAGAAGGAACAGGATTCAGTCAAGATTCTATTGATCTTGAACATGAAGTTGCTAAGATTATGTCAGAGCAAGAAACTAATGGCTTTAAGTTTAACGAACAAGAAGCTACAATGTTACTTGCTAAACTTAAAACTAAGATGAACGAAGTAACTGATGAAGTTCAGAAGACTTTCAAACCTAGAATGGTTGATGTAAAACTTGTCACACCTAAACTTAAAAAGGATGGTGAGTTATCTAAGTCAGGATTACGTGCTGAAGAGTATGATAGACTTATTGAAAGTGGTGACTATACACCTTTCATGCGACAAGAGTTACAAGAGTTTAATCTTGGTAGTCGTAAACAGATCGGTGAATATTTAATTGACTTTGGTTGGAAACCTAAAAGATTTACAGCTACAGGTCAGCCGATTGTTGATGAGGGTACACTTAAAAAGATTGAGCATATTCGTGAAGCTAAACTTATAGCTGACTTTCTCCTTTATCAAAAACGAATAGCTCAAGTACAGTCATGGCTTGATGCCTTAGAAGACGATGGTCGTGTGCATGGATCAGTTATACCTAACGGTACTATCACTGGTCGTATGTCACATAGCCATCCTAACGTGGCTCAAGTTCCGGCTGTCTATAGTCCATTCGGTAAAGAGTGTCGTGCCTGTTGGACTGTAGATGAAGGTAATGTTTTACTTGGAGTAGATGCTTCAGGCTTAGAACTTAGAATGTTGGCACACTACATGAATGATGAGGAGTATATAAATGAGGTCGTTAACGGAGATATACACACAACAAATCAAAAACTTGCAGGACTTGAATCTAGAGATACAGCAAAGACTTTCATCTATGCACTTATATACGGAGCAGGAGATGAAAAAATTGGGAGTGTGGTTGGAGGAAACAGAAGCACAGGTAAAGAACTTAAACAACGTTTTCTCACCAATCTACCAGCACTTAAAACTCTTAAGGACAGAGTACAACAAGCTGCAAGAAGAGGATTCCTCAAAGGATTAGATGGTAGGAAGATTCATATTCGTAGTGAACATGCTGCTTTAAATAGTTTACTACAAGGTGGTGGTGCTATTGTCATGAAGAAAGGATTAGCAATACTTGAAAACAGATTAGAAATTAGCTCTACTCCATTCAAGTTTGTAGCTAATATACATGATGAATGGCAGATAGAAGTAGAAGAAAAAGATGCGATAAAAGTTGGGCAGCTCGGTATTCAATCCATAAAAGAAGCAGGTAATATTTTAGAGATGAGATGTCCTTTGGATGGTCAATTTAAAGTAGGAGGAAATTGGAGTGAAACACATTAAAGGAATAAGGAAACATAATTCAAGTAGAAAAGGAGACTTTGCAGAATACTATGCTGTAACTTGGTTATGGGATAATGGTTATGAAGTCTTTAAAAATTGTGGTTGTACTGGTATGATTGACTTAGTAGCTATTGATAAAAAAGGAAACATTAAACTTATTGATGTAAAAACTTTTATTAGAGAACCAAGATGGACAGGAACTCATTATTCTAAAATGGGTCATAGCCGTACTGCCGAACAAAAGAAAAAGGGCATTCAAATTCTTGGATTCAATCCTATGAAAAGAAGTTTAAGATTTGTGGAGCATAGAAAATGAAAAAGAAAAGTATTGATACAGTTGTAGAAGATATATATGCAAAGATTAATTTATTAAGTAGTGGAAAGTCTCTTAATGTTAGTGATGCACAGCTAGATAAATTTTCAAAAGGAATGAGGGAAGCTTTAAAAACATGGCTTACTCCTAAGAAAGGTAAAAAAAATAATCTTCGCATGTCTAATATAGGAAGACCATCAAG